GCTGCTGGCGGTGAGTATGCCGCCGCGACACGGAAAGACGCTGGAGATTAGCCGGCTGTTTCCGGCGTGGCTGATCGGACGTTACCCGCACCTGCGCATGATCGCGGCGTCGTATGGCTCGACGCTGGCCAAGCGCAACAGCCGCTACATTCGCAACTTACTGGCGGCAGACAGCTACCGCGCTATGTTCCCCGGCGTGGAACTCGCCGCCGACACCGCAAGCGCGTTGGAGTGGGACACCACCGCCGGCGGCGGGCTGATCGCGGCAGGCGTCGGCGGCGGAATTACTGGCCACGGCGCGAATTTGATTTTGATCGACGACCCGATTAAGTCGCGGGCGGAAGCTGAGAGTGAAACATTCCGGCAGCGGCTGAAAGACTGGTACGCCGATGATCTGCTGACACGCCTGGAAGAGCCGGGCGGCGCGATCATCCTGATTATGACGCGCTGGCATACCCACGATCTGCTCGGATGGCTGCTGGAAGACGACGCCGACAAATGGACGGTGTTACGCCTGCCGGCGCTGGCGGAAGAAGGCGACCCGCTAGGGCGCGCATTCGGTGAAGCGCTGTGGCCGGAACGCTACGGCACGGCGGTGCTGGAAGAACGGCGCGCGCGCATGGGCGAATACGCCTTTGCCGGCCTGTATCAGCAGCGACCGCTTCCAAGCGGCGGCGGCCTGTTCGACCCGCTGAAGATCGAGATTGTCGATCACGCGCCGGAACTGGAGCGCACGGTGCGCTTCTATGACTTGGCCGTGACGAAAAAGACGACGAGCGACTACACGGCGGGCGTCAAACTCGGACGCGCGAAAGACGGGCGCATTGTCGTGCTGGACGTGTGGCGCGACCGCAAGGAACTGCCCGACATTCACGAAGCGATTGTGCAAAACGCGCTGATTGACGGCGCTGAGACGTCCATACGCCTCGAAGCGGAGAAGGCCGGCGTGATTGAACTGGCGTTCCTGCTGCGCGACCGGCGTCTGTCCGGCCACCGCATCGACGCGGTGCCGCCGAAGGGCGACAAATACACGCGGGCGGGGCCGTTTGCGTCGCGCGTGAACGGTGGGCAGGTGCTGATGGTGCGCGGCGCGTGGAATCGCGCGTTTCTCGACGAACTCGCGGTGTTTCCTGCCGGCGCGCACGACGATCAGGTGGACGCCGCTAGCGGCGCGTATGAACAAGTAGACGCAAGTAACGACGTGATGATCGGCAGCAGCATCGGCACGTACGCATGAAAGGCACGAGATGACCCTTAGTCTCATACGAAGCGCGGTCGCGCCGTTTATGCGCGGCATGAGTGCCAACGCCTGGCTCGCTGATCAGGAGATGCTTGCCAAGAAGGTGGCGCTGTGCCGGCAGTACGTCGAAGGCGACCACCGCGCCGACCTGACGCCGGAGATGCGCCGGATGCTGCGCGTCAGCAATTCCGGCAGCATGAATGAGTTTAACGACAACCTGTGTCCGATCATCGTCTCGACGCGCGTCGACCGCCTGACGCTTCAGCGCGTGGAAGCCGACACCGACGCCGGCAGCGAGTGGGCGGCAGCGGTCTACCGCGCCAACCGGCTTGACGCGCTGCAGGTGGAAGTCCACAACGCGACCATCCGCGACGGGCGCACCTTCGTGCTGATCGACATGGAGACGCTCGAAGACGGCACGACGCGCCCGCGCTTGACGCACGAGCCGGCCTTTGACGGCAGCTACGGCGTGATCCCGTTCTACGCGACCGACGCTGACCGCCGGATGCTGTTCGCGGTCAAGCTGTGGCGGCTTTCGCGCAAGGAAACCGGCGACACGGTGCGCGTGAACGTCTATCACGAAGACCGGATTGAGCGCTACATCACGCCATCGACCGACAGCATGACACTCGTGCCGTATGACGCCGACGGGCAGGAAGCGACTATCCCGTGGGTTGACGCCGCCGGCAAGCCGTTGGGCGTGCCGCTGGTCGAGTTCCGCAATCACGACAGCATCAGCGAGATTGAGAACGTGATCCCGCTGCAGGACGCGCTCAACCGCACGCTAGTGTCGATGGTGATGACTGCCGAACTGACGGCCTTCCCGATCCGCGTGCTGATTGGCGACAAAGCGCCGGCAGGCCTGACACCGGGCATGATCCTCAGCTACTTTGCGAAGGATGCGAACGGCAACGCGCAGCCGCCGACCAATGAACTGGTGATTAACTGGCTGCAGAGCATCCGGCTCGAACAGTGGGCGCAGGGCGACATCGTCCCGTACATCGAGCAGGCACGCTTCCTCAAGGACGAGATCTTCGCGGTCACCAACACGCCGGACGAAGGCGCGAGTTCGAACGCATCGGGCGAAAGCCTAAAGCAGCGCGAAATCAAGCTGCTCGGCCAGCTTCAGCGCTTCCAGGTCAAGAACGGCAACGCCTGGGAAGACGCCTTCTACCTGGCGCACCGCCTGCAGCAGACGTTTGGGATGCAGCAGCCGCCGGCAGTCGCGGCGCTCGACGCCAAGTGGAAAGACGCGCAAATCCGCAATAAGCAGGAGATCGTCGCGCTTGCCAACGCCGTGAAGGACTACGTCGACCGGCGCACCTATTTGGAGATCGTCGCGGAAGTGTTTGACTGGTCAGACGGCAAGATCGACCAGATCATGGCCGACAAGGAACGCGAGCGCGAGATTGAAGTCCGCACGAGCGTTCGCGGTTTCGCGGAAGGCGTGTTTGCCCGTCCGCAGAATGGAATGATGCTTGAACCGTCCATTGAATAACGGCACCCACACGCGCGGTCACATTCCGGCGCTGACGCCGGCTGGTCTGGAACTCGCGCGCTTGCAGTTGGCCGGCCTGCCGATTACCGAAGCAGCGAAGCGGCAGCTTCTGGCGATGATGGCGGCGGCGTCTGATCCGGATGCCGAGCGTATCGACAACGTGGTCGCGGCGCTGCCGGACGAACGCCGGACGGAAGTCGAGCAGGCGACCACCGAGATTACCCGCACCTTCCGCGACATCGGCGCGCGTGGCGCTTCGGCGCTGGCGGCGATGAGCGATGACGTGTGGGACGAACTGGTGAATGGTGAATGAGCCGTCTTACAACCGTTATCGGCCTGCTCTACAAGATGGAGCGCGACGACACCGACGCGCTGGCCGAACAGCTTCTGACGCAGCGCAAGCGGTCGTGGGTGACGGCGCTCGGCGAACTGGCGCGTGACATGGGCTGCAACCGCACGCCGCGCGCGCCAAGCGGACGCGACCTCGACGCGCTGCGCCGGCAGAGTGCCGCCGATGCGCGCATGATCGCCCGCACGTGGAACAGGGAAGTCACCCGCGAGATTGGCCGGCTGTACGAAGCCAACCCGCGCGGCAACCGCTACTACTACGTCAGCCGGCTCGAACAGTGGGCCGAAGCGCGCAACGTGTGGAAAGCGCCGCAGATCGCGCTCAACACCGCGCAGCAGACGCGCTTCTCCGCACAGCAGGCGTTCTACGAAGCGAACGGCATCCGGCGGCAGTACGTGTTTACAGGGCCGCCACCCGTCTGTGACATTTGCGTTGGACACTTTGCCGCCGGCGTGGTGGCGCAGAACTACGTCGACCTGTATCCGGCCCCTGCTCACGTGTCCTGCCCACATGAATGGCGGGCGCTGCCATTCGAGCGCATCCCGTGTAAAGACCTTTGGCTAGGCTAATCCCCGCGCCGATTACAGGCGCATTTGTCCGCAGTAGCAACACACGCCAGGAGCGTAGATCATGACCACCGACCACGACGACATGCAGGCCATGTCCGACGCGCAGCACGCACAGGATGCGGAGCAGCGCACCAATCTCGACAGCTTACCCGCCGACATCCGCAAGTACATCGACGAACTCCGTAAAGAGTCCGCGTCGTATCGTGTGGCTGCGAAGGCGCGGGAAGCTGAACTGGCACGGGCCGAAGAAGCGAAACTTGCCGAGCAGCAGAAGTGGCAGGAACTGGCCACGCTGCGCGAACAGCAGGTGAAGGAACTCGAACCGGAACGCGAACGGCGCGAGGCCCTTGAAGGCTTCGTGCGCGACACCGTCGCCAAGCGCATTGAAGCGCTGCCGGAAGCGTACCGCACGCTCGTGCCGGAGTACGACGACCCTGTGAAGACGCTGGCGTGGCTTGATGCCAATGCCGGCACGCTGAAGACTCCACGACCGCCGGCGCTGGACGCGGGTGTGCGTGGGGACAGCAGCACAGCGGTTCCCGACGCGCGACAGGTGTCGGCGGCGCAAGTGGCCGCGCAGTACGGCTACAGCATCACGCCGGAGCAGCTGGCCGCGCGCCAGAAGCAAATCGAACAGCAGCGGCGAGACAAGCCGCAAGGAGATTAGGACATGGCTTTTCAGTGGGCCTTCAACATGAGCGGCGGAATGCCGCTGATTCAGACGTTCACCGTCAAAAATGCCGAAGTGATCACCGAGGGCATGATGGTCAGCCTGGACACCGGCGAGGTCGATAAGGCCGCGCACGGCGATGCCGCCATCATCGGGATCGCGGTGCATGACGCCGACAACACATCCGACGGTCAGACCGTGCGTGTCATCGTCAACCGCGACGCGGTTTACAGTGTGGTCGATGCCAATGCGCGCGCAGTGGATGCCGACCTTGATCTGGACACTGCCGCGACGGGTGTCACCACCGATAGCAGCCACACCTTCAAGGTGTTCCGCGACAGCGGTTCAACCGAGCCGACGCTGGTCTACATCAACGCCGGCAATCATTGGCTCGACGCCTAAGGAGATAGCGACATGACACTCGTCAGCCAGAATTTCACACAGCTAACAGACTTCGACCCCGTCCTCGCTGAGATTTTCTATCAGCAGTACAACCAGCACCCGCAGCTTCGGCAGCAGGTGTTTGGGATGCGCCGCAGCCTCAAGGCGAAGGAAACGGAACTGCGCCTCGGTTCGTTCGGCGATCCCGTCGAGTTTGACGGCGCGGTCGAATACGAGACCCCCAGCCGCGACTACGAAATCGTGTACAGCCACACGCATTTCGTCAAGGGCTTCAGCATCGAGCAGACGCTGCTCGAAGACATGCAGTATGACGGCATCTTCGCATCGGCTGCGGAGATGGGCCGCGCGTTTGCGCGCAAGCAGGAGAAGGACGCCTGGAGCGTCTTCAACAACGCGACCTCGACCGTCGGCTATGACGGCAAGGCGCTGATCGCCAATGACCACCCGCGCAGCCGCACCGACGCGACGGCGGTCGACAACCTGCTGGCGCTGGCGCTGAGCGCGGCGAACCTTGAAACCGCCATCACGACCATGCAGGCGTTTGGCGACGACAAGGGCGAAGAAATCTCGATCATGCCCGACCTGCTGATCGTGCCGCGCGCCCTGCGTAAGACGGCGCTCGAACTGACCGGATCGCCGCTGAACCCTGAGACCGCGAACAACGCGATCAACGTTCACAGCGGCCTTCGCACGCTGGTCGTGCCGTGGCTGACCGACACGAACCGCTGGTTCGTGGTCGACTCCGCGCTGGCTCGTCAGCACCTGAAATGGTGGGATCGCATCGACCCGACCTTTGCCGCCGACGAAGACTTCAACACGCTCATTCGCCGCTATCGTGGCCGGATGCGCTACAGTTTTGGTTGGTCTGACTTCCGGTGGATTATAGGAAGTGAGCCGTCGTAGTCCTTAATAACCCCTAAGTACCTGCTTGCGCTGGCGAAGGCTTTTCGCCCTGTGGCATTTGTGGCATAGCGCTTGTCCATTGTCAATGGAATTGTCTCCGCCAAGCGCAATCGGTACGATGTGGTCAATTTCCAGACGGTGAGTTGAACCGCAAACCACGCAAGCGTAGTTGTCGCGCTCTTTAATGGCGCGACGAACTGCCTTACTGAACTCTTTCCCCTTTCTGGGGAATGCACTCAGCATGCTATCGCCATAACAACGCGCACTGCAATACCGCGTGGCGCGATTGGATCGCTTGAACGACTTTCCGCACCACTCACATTCGATAAGACCATGACGGCGATGTGCCTCATAAACACACGCTCGACTGCAATAGGTTTTGCGAATGTTCGTGGTCTGAAAGACGTTGCCGCAAATGGCGCAGTGTGCTTCGGGGTGCTTGCGTCTTGAAGCGGATGCACACTGCGGTGAACAGAAACGTGGTGCGTATGGGCTGTGGTGCGGTCGGCGGTGGGCGAAGCGCTTGCCGCAGTGCTGGCAAGTGTAATTGTACATCTAGCACCTCACTGTGCTAACTCACTGTTTTGAGGTGTGGTCAGGACGGTGTGAGTGCCGTCTTTTCGCCCCGTCGGGCTAGACCACGCCTTTAAGTATACCTCATATGAGGGAGAAATGCACGTATGGCTGATACCGTACTAACCAACCTGCTCATCACCGGCGACCTAACAGTTGCCGGCACAGCGACCGCCGACGCCTATGTGGGCGCGGTGTCAAACGACCTCAACGGGGCGGAACTGATCCTCGACGCGGACGCTGACACCAGCATCACGGCGGACACGGACGACCGCATTGACATCAAGGTGTCGGGCGCTGACGACTTCCAGATCAGCGCCAACACCTTCACCGCGTTATCGGGCAGCACCATCAAGACCGACACCATCGCGGAAACGACCGGCGACGCCGGTGTCACCATCGACGGCGCTCTGCTCAAGGATGGTCGCAGCAACCTCGGACGGCAGGTGCAGGCGCTAACCGCGACCGGCGCGATCACGATCAAGTCGGGCCTCGTCACGCTGGCGCACGCGACGACGCCAATCGAGGCGACGCTGGCCGCGCCGACAGCCGGTGACGAACTGATCATCATCAACACGAGCGCCAGTGGCACCGCAGCGCACACCGTGACGGTGGCGGCGGGCGTCACGCTCGACGGCGCGAACGACGTGGCAACACTCGACGCACCCGGCGATGTGATCCACATGATCGCTGTCAGCGCGACGCGCTGGATCATCCTGGAGAACATCGGTTCGGTGGGCCTAAGCTAACGCATGACGCAACGGGCGGGCCGGCACACGCTGACCCGCCCGACGTCTAGAAAGGACAGGCTATGGCCTATGTTTTTGACAAACTTCTTTCGGCATCGGTCACCCCCACGATCACCGCCGGCGCTTACGGCGCCGCGGACGTGGTCGGCGGCCTGCTGACGTTCAGCATCACAAGCCCGTCCGGAGCCGGCAGCATCAACAACGTGCGCGTGGTCGACGCCGACAACGAGAAGGCGGCCTGCAAGCTGTACCTGTTCAGTGAAGCGCCGGCGGCGATTGCCGACAACGCGGCGTTCTCGCTGGCACTTGCCGACCTGAAGAAGCTGATTGCGATCATTCCGATTGCATCCGCGGACTACACGACCATCGGCAGCGACGCGGTGGCGCTGGTGCGTGTCACGACCGGCGACCCCGTGGCCTACGCCGCCGACGGCAAAGGCTGTCTCTACGGTTACCTCGTGTGCGACGCAACACCGACATACACGGCGGCCACCGACCTGACGATCACGCTGACCGTCTTCACACAGTAGGCGGTGCGCGATGGCGATGACCGCAGCACAGAAAGCGTTCGTTCGGGACGCGACCGGCGACCACCGGACGGACAACGCCAGCACGCCGGCTTACGACCTCGCGGACGCGACGCTTGACGCGATCTATGACGACGCGACGCAGGGCGACAGCAACCTCACGCGAACGATTGTGTGGGCGCTGCGCCGGCGTTGGGCGCGTGCGATCAACGCGGTCGACTTGTCCGGCGAGTTCGGCAACGCAAGCCACTCTCAGAAGCAGGAGCAGCTCAAGAAGCTGCTCGACTACTGGGAAGGCGTCGCGCTCTCGGAAGGCGTCGGGGACGGGTTAGGCATCCAGTCCGGCGGCAGCGCCGTGACCTACACCTACCGCGCCGACAGCCTGCAGACGGAAGCGCCGGACTACAGCAGCAGCTACACGACCACGGACGACTAGGGGGCGACATGATCCCTATTCGTGTCACTGTCACCATCGACAACGACATCCTCGACGCGGTTGCTGAGACTGCGGAGAAAGCACCGAAGCTGATGCAGACGGCGATGCGGCGCAACGTGCGCCGTGTTGCCAACCGGCTGCTGCGCTCCCTGCGAAAGCGACCCCCGAAGTGGCGGGGGAAGCGGCGCTGGAAATCTGAACGGCAGCGCAGGGCCTTCTTTGCAACCGACGGCTTCGGCGGCGGCATCCCGTACCGACCCACCGGCAAGCTAGAGGCGGGGTGGGATGTCGAGTATACCAATCGTGACCCGTACAGCGGCGAATTTACGGTGGTCAACCCCGTCGCCTACGCGCAGTTCGTGCAAGTGGACTTCGCGCAGCCGATGCACCTCGACAGCGGTTGGCCGCAGCTTGCGCCGCTGGTCGCGCAGGTGCGCGAGGACATCCAAGAGGTGGCGATCCAGACGTGGTTCACCGTATCCGACCCGTATGCGGGTGTGAAAGGCTAACGCATGGCAGTCGCAACCGTAGACAACGTCAAAACACGGCTCGAACTGCTGGCGGATGCTGCGATCACCACGCTGCTGTCTGGCGCGGAGTACGCAATCGCGAAGTCCACGCTGCCGGCGGTTGAAGCGCGACCACGCGCCGCGACCAATGAGCGACATGGCGGCATGGGCCGGCTCGTGACCCGCGAGTGGGAATTGTGGCTGTTCGTGCGCGAACTGACGAACCCCGAAGACCCTGCGGACGTGCTGCCGGCGCTGGAAGCGTGTCACACCTATCTCGAAACTGTGCCGGACTACTTCGCGGCGCGGCCCCAACTGCAAAAAGCGGACATGAGCAACCCCATCGTCTACGGGACAACATTCGCAGACGACAGCGGGCCAGTGACTTCCCCCTACAAGGGCAAGGAATACGCCTGTGTCCGGTTCACTTTCCAAGTAACGACGATGCGCCCGTGAGACGGGCGGAGGAGTAAAGCACATGGCTGCTACGCCACGTTCTGGACATCTCGCGGGCTTCTACTACGCGCAGATCATGTTCCGCGACACCAACGGCTATCCGGTCGGCGCGAACGCCACGCCGAACAGCAAGACCAACGGCACCGTGTACAACGCGTACAAGCTGACGGGGCCGGTCAACGTGACCGCGCCGACGCCGACCCGCGAACTCGCCACCTTCCGCGGCGGCATGGCGATCCTCGGCCAGCGCGCGCTTGGCGTGACCGACTTCGGCACCTTTGACATGACGCTGTCAGCGTATGATGAGGTGTTTGAGAGTTACGTGACTGGCGCGGTGAACGACGTCACCAACGCCGGCACGGAGAACGTGTTCAGCGCCAGCAACACCGAGAACCTGAACCTGCCGCAGTTCCACCTGGTGCTCACGGCGGGCTGGCAGGACAGCACCGGCACCAACCGCTACATTAATTGGATGTACCCCAACGTGCAGATCGCGTCCGGCCAGATCAGCGTCACGCAGGACGGCGGCGTCAACCCGAACCCTGTGCAGTACACGGTGATCCCGTCAAGCTCGACGCGCACCACGCTCGGCTACCTGTTCAGCGCGACCGGCGTCAATATCACGAACGACCGCGACATCGTCAGCCGCTGGCGCACGGACTACCCCGTCACCTTCGCCACCTACGTCGATGACGGCGCAGACACCAGCGTGACGACGGCGTACCTGCCGGCCACGGCGGATGTCGATGGGACGCGCAACGTGTACACCAAGAACGGCGTCGACAACAAGTCGAACATCTCGGCCTTCAGCGCCACGACCGCAGCGACTACGCACACGGCGGGCAGCGCGACAGACATCTGGGTCATCAGTTACATGACTAACTTCGTAAGTCCGTAGCTAACACGCCATGATTGACGAGCGGTTGGGCAAGGTTGGACAGGACGGCGCGGTCGAAAGCTGGCCGGCTGTCACGATCACGGGGCGGGCTTATGTTCGCCCCGTGTCCGCTATGGTCAAGCTCGGCGGCGGCTATTTTGCCGTCATCGACAATGACCCGATCCCCTTTACGGAACTCGAAGCGCTGATCGAAGCGCTGAAGGAACAGGTGAATGAACCTACGCGACATCGCACGACGGGCGGACGTTCTCGACGGGCAGCTGACCCTGTGGTTGATGCCGTATCTGACCCTGCGGAATGATTTGGCGCAGGCGGCGCTTGAGAAGGCGATCCCGCGCGAAGACTGGCAGGACATTCATCACATCTTCCTGATCGTCGAAGGCTCGGCGGTCGACGTGGTGGTGAAGAACGACGCCGATGCGGAAGTGGCGGCGTTTGCGGCCTATTTCCGTGAGCGCGGCGCGAATGTAGCGGCCAACTTCGACCTGTTCACGCAGGTGGTCGGCGGCAAGGTCTACGGCGCGATTATCGACGCCTACCTGCAGACGCGCGACACGTCTATCGAAGATGCGGAGTTCGCGGAAAGGGCCGGCGACGACCCGGAAGCGTAACGCGCCGCCAGCAGTACATTG